GTGAAGTTAAGGCTTCAGCACCGGAGTTAGTACAGCAAGACTTGTATGAGGTGATGTTTCCTTTGGACACGAAGCTGCCACCACATAAGGTGAGGCCTTTGGAAGATCCGGTGGCGGCATTACAGGACGTGTATGATAATTTGCTTCCAGGGCATAGTACGCTTGACGTACCGAATGTCTCTGAGCAAAGGCGAGTTAATGACTTGAATATTAATGCTGAGTTTGTAGGGAAGGTTGTTAAAAATAAGGATGTCTTGGCATCGGAGAATTTGTATCAACAGACAGTACTTCGTACTGCTGCCATTCCACAAACTAAAACCGCGTTAGCTGATTTGATGTTGGCTAGTTCTAAGCGTAACTGGAATAGGCCAGATCTGCAGCTTGTTACAGATGTGTATGAGTTGGCAGAGAAGTTGGTTTCGGAGTTTATAGACAACGCCATGGTTCCTGGTGCAGTAGATGTGCTTGCATCAAAGGAGCAAAATCCAACGAGGTTTAATGCGATTGATTATTGTGACTGGCTTTCAACGCGAGACGTGCGGTTTCGCGAGGCGCTTTTGATGTCGTGTCCAAACGAAATTTTGGAGTTGAATTTGGAGAAGTATCAAACGATTCTGAAAGGGCGAGTTAAACAGAAACAGTCGTCTGCAGCGCAGCATGAGTTGCCACAAGGGCAGGTAGTTATACATCATGATCCATCCACTAATGCCTTATTTACTAGTGTATTTCGTACAGCTTTCAATACCTTTGATACGTTATTGAGATCTAACTATAAAAGTGCTGGTCGTATCTCGGATTCAGATTTGTCCAGGTGGTTAACCTCTATGCGCGGTAGGATCCTAAACAGCAGGTTGGTTGAGATAGATTCTTCTAAGTATGATAAGTCGCAGGGTTTACTCGCTCAAGCCATTGAGGCGGTTATGATGCGCCGTTTGGGTGTTGATGCGGGAGTATTGGATTTATTTTCTGAAAGCTATGTGGGTTCGGTTAATTCTAGAAACTTGGGTTTGGCATTTATTATTGCTTTTCAGCGCAAGTCAGGCGCAGCAGATACGATGTTTGGCAATTTGATATATAATTACGTTAGTGCGGGCAGGAGCATTGGTTATGATAAAATTACTTTTATGGTCGGGAAAGGTGATGACAATTTAATCGGAGTTACAGCGATTAATCCTGGTGAAGCGTCTAGTAAAATGGCATATGTGTTTAATTTAGATGCGAAGGTCTTGTTGGATCAGGTTCCAACGTTTAGCTCAGGAGATATTTTGGTTTTAGAAGATGTGGTGGTGTTTGCACCAAGTGTTCCGAAGA